TTAAATAGCAAGTTTTGTGTTCAGAATCTTCACCTGTTCGTAGTTCATTTCTTCAATCCAAGTACCGTAAACCTCAAAAACCATTTTCGAGTTTTCGTGCCCCATTTGGCTCGCGATAAATGCCGGATTAGCACCAGCAGATAGCAGCCAGCATGCGTATGTGTGCCTTGTGTGATACGGTGTTCGCCGGCGAACCTTAGATCGCTTGATGGCTGTATTCCATAACGTTGCGATCGTCGATGAGCAGTAATGTGGTTTTTTCTCGTTGTTTACTTCTCGCGGTTGAAAAACAAAACGTACGTGCTGCTGCTCAGTTTTCCTATATTCGCGATGCTGAAACGTGATCTCTGTCCGTGGCTGCAATTCGGTAAGTGCTCTCTGTGCCTTAAGCGCCTCAAGTGCAGGAGCCAATAATGTTATTACTCGGTTGCCAGCCCGCGTTTTTGGTGGGCCAAAAATACCGAGCTTATTTAAATTTCTCGAAACATGAATAATCCCAGTATCAAGATCTATATCTTCCCATGCCAATGCGCTGAGTTCGCCGTGGCGCATCCCTGAATAGAAAGCGAGCTGAAAAAGGTTTTTTGTCTGGCCACGCATGGCGGCGAGCAGTGCTGAGTACTCACTCTTCAATAATGGGTCTGGTTTTGCCTTTGTTGATTTTAGTTTTGTTATTTCTTCGAAAGGCTTACTTGTGATAAATCCTGAACGATGAGCGAATTTCATTATGCGGCAGAGTAGTGATACGTATGTTTCCACGGTACGGACACTGCGGCCAATCTTATTTGGACGATGGCTATAGAAAGTAGCACCGTGAAGAAGTTCATGCCGATATGCCAGAATGCTGTTGTGAGTGATCGATTCAACCATGGTGTGTTCGCCGACGACTCGATTCAAAACAGAAATTTGAGATTTTATACTGACAAAAGTACCGGGGCTGACTTCTACGGATTTGGTTTTTAGCCACTGCTCAGTGAGTTCGAAAAAGCTTGAAACCCATTTTTCAGCATCATATTTCGATGCATTTTTTGATGTTGGAAAGCGATTGTGATAGCTGAATTCGCCAAGATTTATTTCACTGACAATCATAGACCGGAGGTTTCCGGCCTTTTTGATGTTTGCTGGTGTATTAGCCCATCCTTTAAGGATTTCACGGCAACGCTTACCGCGGAAGATAAACCAGATGCAGATGCTGTTGCCTCTGATTTCCACGCCGGTCGGTAACGTTGCCATTTTATGCCTCTCTAATAATTTGGTTTATCATTGGGTAGTTGTACCAAATGATCCCGCGTTTTGTTTTATCCCCACTGGGCGATACGCGCTTAAAGTGAATCCCTTCAATCCAGCATCCTTGCCGGTACTGTTCAATCTGGCGGTCTCCTAGGCCCGTTTTAGCTCTGAGCCCATCCTCTACCATCCATTCCTCGATAAAGACAACCTGCGCCATAGGCACCCCACGAACTATATCGAATCACCTATCTGTAAATTGATTTTCAAGAATCAGATCCAACTGTTCAGCGAAGTTCCCATGATGAATAGCGACGTGCTGGTGTGCGTGAAACTTGCACTTTTGGCGCGCAGTATAATTTCCATTCGGCGTGGCAATGATCATCACAGAACTTTTGATATTGTTGGTGCTGACCGACTTTGATCAGCTTCCCGATCATCGCTGCGGCTTCTTTCGATTTACCGCACCAATAGCAGTGGCACTCAGTTTCTGGCGCACTAGGCGCCAGTGGGGTAGGAGTAAGCATCATTTATCCCCCTCGCAAGCCATAAGGAATTTCACGCCTGCGCTAACAAAATTACTAAATAATTGCTGGTGGGTTTTCAGTGCTTGAATCTCGACCTGCAGCTCTTCAATGGTTGGCTTTTTGGGCTTGGCTGGTTTTTCTTTACTGACCTTTTCTGCTTCGATTTCTGCCCACTCTTTTTTATAGAGTGCAATTTGGTTGGTAAAGAACTGGACTCGCTCGGATGAGTCAGTAATGAATTTGGGTGCGATATCGAATAAATCCATCATGAGGCTGCCTACCGTGCAGTCTTCTAACTCATCGCCCAGCTCGGCCAATTCGATTTCATTAGGCAGCCACTCCAGAAGGTAGGCCGGATCAACATTTTCGCTTTCTAATGTGGTTGCAATGGCTTCTGCGGAATCCAAATCAGTCTCGCCATTAATTACGCTTTGCAGCGCTACCTTGATTTGCAGGGCGCGCGGAGATAAAGCCACATTGGTTGACAAATCTTCGCTTTCCCCCAAATGTTTGGTTGACAGATCCGCGTTCTCCCCCAAATGTGCATCATTTATTGCTGGTGGGTTATTCTCAAAAATCTGGCTCACATCAAATTTACTGCCCCCGAGATTCACTAGTTCACCGGTGACCACTTCCGGTTTTGCCCCTTCATTTGAGGCTGTTTCTTCGGTTTTAACTGGTACTGGCTGAATCACACCAAGGTTATGGCTGATGTACTCGCGTAGTTTTTTCTTATCGCTGGTGATAGCGATCGGCGCAGCTTGGATGCATGCAAAAGTAAAATCAGGGTGAAGGGCTAAAATGCCTGGTGTTTCTGAAAGCGCGTTATACCAATCAATAACGTCTTTATCTTTCATTAGCTCAGCGGCGCGATCGACAATGCCCTTTGGTGGTGCCAGTAAGTCATAGCCGTTAGCCGGCTGCATGGCGTAGGCGATAACCTTTTTCAGAAATACGGGGGAGTGAAGCACATCATCAGATAAACGGATCGGGGTGCCCAGTGTTGCTCCTGTGGTTGTTGTCTGTGCCTTTGTCTCTGGCATTACTGGTGTGGTTTGTTTATCGCGATACAACTTAACGATGTTGGCCAGCGCATCCTGTCCGGCTTCAGAAACAGCACAGGAACAATATTGCTTAAAGAAATTTGAGATAACGCCGAGCTGGGCAGGGCGATCTGTATATGCGAAAACCTCTTTAGTTGCTTTCACTAATGCGCCGAGTTGCGTGAGAGTGGCATCTTTGGCGTATTGCTCGCTACGAACAGACAATAAGATGTTTTGATAAAAGTTATCGTCGGTGTCCATAATCATCGCGACAACAGCACTCATCTGTTCACGGGTGATTGTTTCTGTTTTATCTCCATGCAGCCACAGAGCCGTAAAACGAAAATCTAAAGGTTTTGCTGTTACCTTAATTAGTTCGTCATCAACCTTAGTTTCGACTTCTGGTGGGGCGATCAGCTGCCATGTTTTCTTATCGTCTGTGAGTTCGTACTTTTCACACCACTCTGTACTGAATTCATTTTCTTCCGGCAGATCATCAACAATTGGCGTATCAGTAGTAACAGGTTTGAAATAATTAGACAGGTCGATGCCATTTTGCTTAGCTAAAAAAGAAATAGCGAAAGGGCATTCTTTAGCCGTTTCAACATCAACTAAAATAATGGCATCTTTTGCGTCAGAGCTTTTTTTAGCGCTCAAGAAATTAAAATATATGGTCATGCTTTTTATCTCCTTAGTAATTGAAATGCGCCCTAGGCAAACGTGTCCGACGACGTTGATTAGATAACCCAAGACGCATATCAATTGGCTTTTGGACAAAGCCAACAAAATTAATGGTTGTTGATTACCGAACATCCGAATTCGAGGTTAATAACGCTGGTGGCTTGCTTCTTATCGCCGTCAATAATTGTTTCATCGCCATACATGCGAAAATTCATATCGGCATCGTCAATACTGAAAGAGGACCAGCATTCGGAACGCTCAAGGCCTGTGGGTTTTACTGGGCGTGAGGTGGTTAAATCAGAGAATACGCAGCGCATTGCAGACATAGCAGAAGCCCATTTATGCCCAGCTTTTTGGCATTTGAATGCGACGTAAGCCAATCCCCGATTAATCATCATTCGGTGCTGTATTGGATTTAATTTCATTTTCGAACTCCTGAATTTTGGTTGCAGAAAGCCCCGGCAAAAATGCCGTAAAAAATCTTTATTAAAAAAAATGGCGGTATCAGTTTTCGATAATGCATTGGTTAAAAGGGGCCGATACCGCCCAAACACTACATGGATGATGCTGTGGCGGCCTTTCGGCTAGTTGTCACTTAGGCGTTTAGTCAGCCAGACAACCGGTGCTCACAGAGGCAAAAAAGGAAATCCTCGCTAAACTTACCGCCACATTGGTCTGCGGATTCACCACAACCGGCTGGATACTCAGAAACGCCCCTGAATCAAAATACCCATGCGGTTGTGTGCCTGTCTTTTACCCACGTCAGGCTTAGTGGTCCCATGCTTTCCACAGACAAAGGAAATTGTTAATCTGTTAATTCCACAGACAATTAGGTAATTTTTATGTCAGCTAACGTATTCAACTCTGATAGAACTATCGACTCTGTCGCTTACGACATTGCTCTTTTACTCGCCTCAAGAGATAAGTCACTGTTAACTCCAGTGGATGTTATCCAGAAAATTGAATCACTCCTTCCAGAATGTATTGAAGTAGCCGAAAAACAGTGGAGCAAAGAAAATCCAGTCCCTGTAGGGGGCATATTTCTTTAACTAATCATTTTCAGGGCTGCATTTAATACGGCCCTGATCTGTTTTGGTTGATCGGCGCAGAAAATATCTTCGTTCTCGCTTTTAAGTTGCATGGCAATTTCTGAGATCACCATTTCAGCGGACTCATTAATCTGAAAAACAGAAAAAACACCTTTCTCATTGCTAGACTTAATAGAAGTTTCTCTTGCTTCTTCAAATAGCTTCCTATCCATACCTACCTCTCAAAGAAAAAATCATACTTGGTTGTTTACCCCGCATTGGTTAACCCAGGGCTAAACGATGCTGGCTTTATCGTGGCTCTTTACCCACCGTCAGAATGTTTTGCTGAATGCTGCTTGTTAGCTTTCGATAACAGCATTGTTATTTAAACCTAACAAAACGTCAAGCGTAAATTTAGGAAAACCTAACAAGTTTATTGAAGGCATAAAAAAACCGCCCGAAGGCGGCTTAGGATTTTAACTAATCAGCGACTGTTTACTTTTGGTTTTTTTTCGCCGCAATCAGTTCATCAATATTTTTTGTTTTGACTATGTCATTGAAGAGTTTGTCATAACCCTCAACAGTGTCTCGCAGGGCATCAATATGATGCTGGCGCTCACTACTTGGAAGGCGATTGAATAAATCGATTAGTTGTCTTTGCAGAGGAGTAAGGATAACTGCGCCAGCAGTGCTTTCCGACTCACCAGAATCACTACCTCTCTGAATCCAAGCAGGATCTTTTCCGAGTGCATCTGACAATTGAAACAGGTTATCTCCCTTAGGAGAGGTTTGATCATTCTCCCATTGAGAAATAGTGACATGCGCAACATTCACAAGCTTAGCTAAAGCTCGCTGAGTTAGTTTTAACTCAGTACGGCGCTCTTTTATTCGTTGACCGATTGTTTTCATAGTTCGGTAATCCTAACAAACGTTGACTTAGGTTTCCCTAACAAGTAGGGTTAAGAAAACCTACCAATGGGGCAATTATGAAGAAGTCTGATGTAGTCACTTATTTTGGATCTGCGGCGAAAGTCGCTAGGGCTCTAAATATCGCTCGTTCATCAGTGAGCGGGTGGGGTGTTTTGGTCCCAGAAAAACGAGCAGCGAAAATTGAACGCATGACATCTGGAGCATTGAAATATGAGCCAGCGTTGTATGAACAAAATCGTAATACCGATGCTGCTTGAGGTGTGAATCATGGAAATCAAATTAGTAGCTGAACAACTAGAGGCATGGGCTAGGAATGATGGCTGGTGGCCGATAACCGAGAAGATTGGGGCCCAATACTCTGGTGATCTCCTCGAGTCACTCGATATCAATGATGCTGACGAGTGGGCGCGCCGTTGCCGCAATAACGCGCTATTCATTAAGCGCGTATTTCGCAGCGTTACACCGTATTACCTGCGCCAAGCCGAAGAGTTAGCGCCGGCTGTAATGGCCGCAATTGATGCTGAAAATCAGCGCCTGATTGATGAGGAGCATTCTATTGCGCTTGTGGCAGCAGCTGCAAACAAAGAGTGCATGGAAGCAGTGAACGCGAAGCTAATGAATTCTCCCTTATCAGTTCAGGCCAAAGAGGTTAGAGAGGCACTTCACTCGCTGGTGGCCATGCTGCCCCCGAATACTATCCGTTTAACGATCCACGAGGTAGCGGCATGACGAAGTGGTGTGTAGAAACCTAATTTCTAATTCAGCGAGGTGGTTATGAGCAACTTACAAGAGCGTTTGCGGTGTGCTTTGCAACGTAACTTTAAAGGCGTAACCCCATCAAAGGGTTATATCGACGTCAAGAAAGGCCAGCGGTTTAAAGATCATCGTGGCGCAACTGTAACTGTTCAGGGGTTGGCTGGTGGCTATGTGGTTTATATGCGTCATGGTTCTGATGCACCAAGCCAGCTCCCACTGAGATTGTTTTCTATGAAGTTCACAGAAGTGAAGGCGTAAATGGGGTCACTAATCAAACTTCTTGATAGGCCAATTGCTTATCAACCATCGTTTGCCCAGCTGCGAGTGGGAAAGATAAAGGCAGGCCCCGTAGGGGCGGTCTTACTATCTCAGTTTGTGTATTGGCATAACCGCATGGACGGACGGTGGTTTTATAAAACCCGGCAAGAGATAACTAAAGAGACTGGGCTTAGCCGTGACGAGCAGGAAACCGGGAGAAAACGTCTGGTCGCTGTGGGGATCCTTGAGGAACAGTTAAGGGGAGCTCCGGCGACAATGCATTATCGTATCAATGCTGATCGCCTTGAGGCTCTTTTGCTGGCTCTTGCCCAAGAGGAATCACAGTTGGTGGAAACCCCACCAACTAGATTGCGGAAACCCCGCCAACTAGATGGTGGCAATGCACCCAACAAGATGGTGGCAACACCGCCAACTAGTCGGGGGGAACCCTGCCAACTAGCTGGCGGGATCCCCGCAAACTCTCTTACAGGAGATTACACAGAGAGTACTCAAGAGATTACACAGGATATTTCTTGTCAGGCAGACGAGCTGCCAGACGAGCCCCACGATGACGATATCGATCCAGCTCTGCGAGTTTTAAATCACCTCAATCGGGTGACTGACTCAGATTTTCGGGATGGGAAAACCACGATGGGATTTATCCGTGGTGTTTTGCAGGGCGAATACGTTGCTGACGATCTCATGCTGGTAGTTGATTACATCGCCAATGAGTGGGCAGGGCAGGACAACATGAGTTTCTACCTACGTCCCAAAACGATATTCAGCCAAGAGAACTTCGAGGGATATTTTGACCAGGCAAGGGCATGGCGGCGCTACGGCAAGCCGCAAAAGATTACAGAGCCAGCAAAAGTGAATATCGACCTACAAAACCAAGATTACTCAGGAAAACCCAAAGGGTTTAGGACTTAAAAATGTCTGGAATTAGAGAAGTTATTGTTTTTCTGGAAAATAATCCAAAGTCAAAAGTGACTGATATCGTCAAAGCGGTTGGTATGCCGATTCGAACAGTGCAATCCCATTTGACGTACCTGCAAGAGCTTGGCTGCCTGATTAAAATCGGATGTAAAACGAGATACCGCTTGTGTGCTGGCTATAGGAGAATTAGGGGACTGGTTATTCATGTGGCTGAATGCCTTGAATGATAGTCAACTGCTATAGCACCTAACCGGCACTAGCTCAGCAGGAAGAACCGATAACCATTTAAGTTGTAGGTGCGGGGTTCGAGACCTCGGTGGCGGACCATATTCAGCACATCACTCAGCGAAGAAGGGATAGCCCGGAGCGTTCGATGTGCTTATGATAGCCCTATATATAGTCTGTTTATTGTATCTGTTGTAATTTATTGCTTCATGATTGATTGAAGCTATTTATTACAATGAATAAAGTCGTGACGTTTATTTTACTTAGTAGCATGTTTGCGCTTGGCGCAACGATGATCATCGGTATGTATTTGGAGTGCACTCGCTTCCCATTTTTCTTTAGTAAATTAGTACATCATGGGTACTTTTTTAAGGATTTTGAAGTATATCGATTGAGAAAGACATGCAGGTTTTTTAAACCATGAGCCCCACTTCTATGCAGCAATAGCCTCTTTCAGTACCTCGAGTTAATCGTTCTTGGTTTTTTGAACAATCATTCATGCACTAAACATTTCCTGACTGAAAGTGGTTTCGGCCAAGCGTTACCCCTACCGAATTAGTGGATTGAGGGGAATGCGGATATGCCAGAATTTGGGAGGTGTTCATCTGTGAATTCAATTTTCAGCACAACTAACATGAGTTCGTCTACTCTGTATGTGGGTAAATTACTTACAGAGAAATGCGATGGAACTACTGCTTAACGAAGCTGTATATGATTTGTGAGTTAGAGCTACTTGTTTTGCTGACGATGACCTGATTGATGAGACTGAAGTAGTTGATTATGTTTTTGATAATCTACTGAAAATGTACCCCTGCGTTGCCTACTTGGGGCCAGTACAGAGTCCTACGGAATCATTCAATATTCAGTTTATCTACGGTGAACAAATAACGGAATGGGCTAAGAGTTTCTCGAGTTAAAAATGTTAAGGCTACCTTTCGGTGGCTTTTTTGTTAGGAGATAGGTTCAGAGTTTGCTCTAAAACACCTCATTGCGTGTTTTGTATAAAACAAAGATAATTCAGATTCTTACATGAGTTTGGGTAGGTTGTATTCGGTTTTTGTATGATGAAATTTGGTTATGTATGTAAATTGTTTAATGTGGAAATTGTATGGTTTAACTCAAATAACTTACTATTTATAACTTAAATGAAGAAATTGGCTTGTGTAATATGTTGTACAACAATTCTTTTCCTCGGTTTTGTTGCATGTATGCTGATGATGATACTCCTTGTTAAATTTATCATATGGGCTTTCCCCATACTCTTTAGTGATCATCATAATTACCTTTTTTTAAAGGAAGGTATTGAATTACATCATTTAGAGCATTTAGTTAAAATTTTTTCAGTTAACCTCGAGGGCTCAATGGTTGAAATGGTTTAAGGAGGAGTAATTTATGCAAAGCCTCAGACTGATTCCACTATCTAGATGTTGCAGTTTGTTGCACTTAGCTCGGGGTCAGAATTAAAACTATTGAACATTGAGGCTGTAAGTTAAGTGCGAGCTAGTTTGATAGTGAGCTGGCTCTATAACCACGTTCCATATTCCTTCCGCTGGAATGTCAATATTTGCAGGAAAATTACAAAAATAACCGCCAAAGTAGCTAGCCCCGTCACCGTCGTTGTAAGAGTGAAAATTTTTATTATCCATTAACAAAACCATGACTGGCTCTGAGCAAGTTACACTTAGGTGAGCGTGCTGCTTTAAAAAAAGTTTTCTGTGTGGCATAGAAAATACTCATAGAAGAGAAAAGGCCCTTGCCTCCGAATTCAGACAAGGGGGCCAAAAAGCTAAACAGGGAACTATTAAATATATAAGTAAAACTTTAGTAACAATGAGGTGGTGAACGGGAGTATGGGCGAGATGTCTATATATATCAATGTATAATTAACGTAATTCACACTTTATTTTAACAATTATTAATTTTATCTAATGTATTGAGGGTTTTAATGTGAGGTTTTTGATAGGCATCAACGCTAATTGATCATTCTTACTGAGCAAAAAATGGGCATAAACAACCCTACTGCGCCGGTGAATGGGGAGATCGGAATACCTCTGGGGGGCCTTTTTCAAGTCCACTATGCTTGAAAAGCTCAACACGGAACTCTAACGCTGGGTATATGCTGTTGACAAGGAATGGAGAGGGCTGACAAATCCCGCGAACCTGATGTAACCAGCCCCCAACTAAATGACTCCACTGAACGGGATTATCTCAGTCTCAGATAGTAGAAGGAATGAGCTTATCACTAATGCGCTATCACGTCGCAAGACTGGCTGTTCATACACTGCAGTTTTTCTCTAACCTCAAACCTCGTATACATAGATTTAAGTGTGTGCTTGTTTTCTTTGGGAATACCCATATCACAGTTAGAAACTGAGAAAACAAGCAACACTGAAGCAGCAGTAAGAAAAGTAGTGTTCAACGTTCATGTCCTTGTTTTAATATTTTTACAAATAATAGCATCTCTAAACATTTGTTAAACGAATTACACATAATTATTTTTAAGCTTCAGCACCTGCTGGTTTTTTTCACATCTGAATTGCACCGTGAATAGAGTATCTAGGAGTTACTCAGAAATGTATTTCTAATACATTATTAGCATGGTTAGTATTCAAGGATTGGCGATTGTAAGAAGAGAAAAATGACAGATTTGGCAGTATCACCTTTGAGATAATTAAATTTTCTATCGATGTAGATATTAATGAATAGTTGACGATTGCGCATGAGTGTACAGCTATCAGGCTTACCTAATTTTATGACATGAAGCGAAAGCGTAAATAGTATAAATACGATTAACTCAATCTTCTTTTTTTAGGAATGTTGAGCAAGAGCCCCTAAATCAGGGGCTGAAGATTACTTTCTACCAAGTAAATAGCCTAGAATTAGACCAATACCAGCTGAAATGGCTACCGAAGCAAGAGGGTTTGTTTCTACTTGCTGTTTTGCTGTATCCACCACGTCAGATGCTGCACCTAAACCTTTACCGTAAATTTGTCTAGCTTGCCCCTCTAATCGATGTTCATGCGAATTGGTAGCTTCACCATAGGACTCTTCTACATGACCGGCCGCTTCATTTGCTACACCTTTAGCTTTCTCAAACATACCCATAAGTTACCTCCTTATTAAATAAAAACGACTTATTCAGCATAGAAGAGAATTCTGAATCCTGCAGGGCTAAGGCTATAGCAATATCAAAGGGTTTCTTTAACAAATTGATTATATTGAATTATATTAGTATGCCTGTTTGTGTCCATTTTCCTAAAAGAGGTTCGTGGATTTACATTTGTTAGTAGTGGGATTGCTACATCAAGCTTCAACGTTGCATCTATTCTAAAAGATGGTTGATTAAATATTCAGCAGTAAAATGAAAAAAGCCATTTATCAAATGGTTAGATTGAAATGCTTAATGTGGTGCCGTATCCGAATTTGGAGTGTGAGAGGAAATGTCATCATCAAATGTGAGCAGCGCTAAGTAAATGGAGCCCCAGTCACGCTAGAGTCATTTATTAGATCGTTGCATATACCTTACTGGATGTTTAATAAATTACATGATCTTGTTAACACCCTGTAATTTATTCTATTCTTACAGCATATCCTGTAATGATTAGAAATCGGTGGGGTTTGAATTGGTTGCACTAAAAGTTTTATCGTATAAAAGTGAGGTTTTAGAGATAAATGAAGCGCTTAGGAAAGAGCCTGAAAGCTGTAACATAACGCCATTCATCGTCCATAAAAGACTGATAGGAAGCAATGAATCTATTAGCTTCATTTGTAGAGATAGTAAACATCTGCTTGGATATGTTGTTTGCTGCGGTATTGATACCGACAATGGGACGATGTTAGAAATCTCCAAGCTTTATATTTTTAATAAATTTCGAGGCGAGGGATATGGATCGGAAGTTGTCTCTCAGATCATATCTTTGGCTATGGAAAGGAGTATTTCTAGTATTTTTGCCGAGCCACTAGATGATGCTGCGAAAGCTTTTTGGTCTAAAACAAGGCTTTTTTACTCATCCGAGATTAATCGATTTGAACTCAATTTATCATTCTAAAATATTCAGTAATTGATAACCGCCTTAGGGAGGTTTTTTTACGGGGCCTTTCTAGCATCTAAAAACGCCGGGGTACAGTAGACGCACGAAATCTCGCCATTTATTAGCATTATTGGAGAGCTTGTTGCTGTTTTGTTGTTTACCCACAGGTCTTGCCCTGCAAGCATTTCGTAAAAAAACATAGCAACTAACACCAACCTGAGGGGGGAGCTATGATCGTCTGCCTCAATAAGCGAAATATTGCGACGGTTCTCAGGATTTCTATTCAGGCATTAGAGAAATAGGGGAACCCGCACACCGAACGACGTGGCAGCAAAGTGCTCTGCGTTGTGCGCACTGTTTTGGAAAACCGGCTCTCAATGCCGTTGATGGATGTTTCCTCTTTAATGTCTAGAACAGGAGTGATGGTCTTTCTTAAGTCCGTACTCAGCTTTGTTATTTTACCCTCTAACTCGTTAATAATAATGAATAAATAGGGGGTTGTCTTTCTCTATAGATTTCATTGTTCTCGCAAAAATAACACTCAATCTTCTTTCTCGGCGTATATGGTCTACGCATACGCTATATGTGGTTTTTTGTGTATCTTGTGATCTAACCCGATGAAAATTAATCAACATCATCGAATCAAGCCGTAATAAGTCGATTGAACGATATAAAACGGTTGAAATACTAATACCGATCTATGTGGCTCTTGGACGTGCTTAGTTTAACGCTCATAGTAAGTAGTGCGCGCATAGGTGACATGGAAGTGATTCCCGTAAGGGTTTATAAATCTATCGAGTGTAATCATATGAACTTTGAGCAATTAGTATCATTACCCCATGATGGCCGAGTCGTTATAAAATGCAAAGATGGCTCTGTATCCTCCATGAGAATTCTTAATAATCGAGAGCACTTAGCCACTGTCGAGGGATTTATCGAGCTAATGCTGGATGCCGGCTATAGGAGTGCTATAATCCAACTTCGCCAGCCTGAATAACTGGCGACTGAATGCTGCGCTATTTAGGTTATTGAAATGGCGCAAACAACGAAATACTGCATTACCGCACTGATCGCTATAGAGGTTGGTGCTTTCCAGTACCTATCATCCTGTGGGGTGATAGCATGATCGCAATCCTCACCGCAAACATCCAGCCACGGCTTGGGCTTGTCACGTTCCAAGCAGGCAGAAAAATTAAATTCAGTGATGGTATGCGTTACGCCATTATTGAGCTTAACTCGGCCCAAGAGCACCTAAGTTCTGGCATCGTACCTGCTGTTAATCAAATTGAAGCGCTAAATCCCCACTTCCAAGGCTTATACGATAATGATCGTGCGTTTGGTCTGTGCGGTGGAACGACGTCGCTTGACCACTACGTTCTGTGGCTGAATAAATGCCAGTGGCTTGGATGTGAACACAAATATTACGAACCTTTCCCCGTTGGCGATAACGGCTCTGTCTGTGTATGTCGCTCCTGCAAAAACAAACTCAACATCCAAGAAACCCCGCGTCAATTCGCAGAGATAGCCCGGCAGAATCGTATTGCTTTCATGCTCAAAACCATTAGCGAGCAGATGGGCCAGCCAGATGATCGGCAGCTCAGCGAGGCAGATATCTTCATGTGGTGTCTGCGCAATAACCTCCAATCCAAATTACCTACCGACCTGCTTCATAAACTTCTCGGCACAAAGGCTTATGAAAGCACTGGCCGTGAGTGTGACGTTGTGCCCTCGTATGACCCACTGGAATTACTCGATAATCGCTTGTCGGAGGTGGGGAATGGCTAACCTCATGGCTCGCAACGTCGCACTAAACCGGCGAAGAAACCCCGTAAAAGCCACGTTATCAAAAATGCAGCGCAAGGCCGTGAGTGCAACGTTCGCATACCAGGTGTGTGTAATGGAAATTCTGAGACTGTGGTTTTAGCGCATTACCGGCTGGCTGGTGAATGTGGCACAGGCATTAAACCTGATGATTCACTTGCCGCATTTGCCTGCAGCAGCTGTCACGATGAAATTGATCGCCGCACGCACATCTTTGACAACAGAACAGCGCGCCTTTATCACGCTGAGGGCGTTTTCCGTACACAGTCCATCCTTAGAAAAGAGGGAATACTGAAATGACGCCAAGCCAAAGAAAAAAAAACTTAGATAATGCTTGGAGGGTTGTTGCTGGTGCGCCTCGTAAGTCATATCTTGGGAAGGGCAGAAAATTGACACCGGTGCAGAATCGATGGGTTAGAAGTTTGCTGTCTGTATGGGGTGAAATATTTGGTGGCAGCACATGTTATTTCCTCTCTGGCGGTGGTGGTATGTGGGGAAGGATAGTTCAGGAAGAATGGAATGATGATCAAATGGAGCGATTTGGATGCGTTTTCACCCAGATGCGAGAGCTAGGATATTGCGGTGAGGAACTTATAAAGAAATCGGCGGAAATACTTTGGCCAAAGAAATTGCTGAACTCAATGTTAGCGAGAGCGGATAATAAAGAGCAGGCAGACTTTATCGAAAAGGCTATTTTGAAAGCATTTTCTATAAGTAGCCCGATATACATCTTCGGAAAGATGTACTATACAGGCATAGATAGCAACTACACCAATATGGGCGATAAATTGCGTGAGCGGTACGCCCCTTTTTTAACGAAGAAACAAAGCGAGGATCGCGTTAGGTGGTGCATTGATTTATTCAACACAGCAGCCTTCGATGCGATAAATGCAGAGATTCGCGCCGAACGTGCTTTTAACTTTCAAAAAAAACTTGAAAACGAGTAATGAAAGTGTATCATTCAGGTATGCTTTGGCAAAGCTGTACCTGAAAAGCAAAGAACATACAGACAACCCGCCAACGTGCGGGTTTTTGCGTATCTGGGGCAGATAAATGAAAGCTAACATCATCTAACTTAAACGCTAGGTAACAAAATAACGCTAACTGATTGTATCAATCGTATTTATTGGATACGTTATAGTTGCCGTGGCGGTAGATTGGTTTGTGGGAAAAAGTGATCGGGGTGAGTCGTCACGGCACCCAGTACATCACTCAGCGAAGAAGGGTAAACCGGAGCGTTTGGTGTGCTGAATCATTTAAAGCTCCAATATATTATTTAGTTACTATCACTATCACTATCACTATCACTATCACTATCACTATCACTATTGCTTTTGGTAGAAAGCAACATTCAGTTCCTTAAAGCAATTTCACAGTGAGCATTATGCGTTAGCTAGCAGAAGTATACCTGCGATGAATTTCCTTTTAGGAATGAGGATGATTGATTGAGTGGGGTTTTTATGTATTTTAAGAAAATCAGATGCTTATTAGGATGGCATTATTGGATTACTCTGCCATACAGGAATAGTGATTGGTGGCTTGATTCAGATGAAAATGAAAAGAAGGTTTTCAGAATAGTTTTCCGAAAGTGCCTCATATGTGGTCGAGTTGAAGCTATTCATACTAAAATCCCCGTTTACCTTAAATAGGTTGTGTGCTGTACAACTGCATGAGCCATCTTCATGTAGCATCGAATACAGGTGCGGGCCTTTCAAACGATGGAGATGGCTCAGCCGATTGCGTTGATGCTGTATTTCAGGCAGCCATAATATAGAACAATAGCAATATTAAGATTAATGACGCAGCTAAGGCTTGCAGGCCTATAAGCCATTCGCTCATGAAAACTCTCATATGTTCACCTTTACATTCCTTTGTTAACCCAGTAAAACACTCGCATATAGGATATAATAATTTATCTCCAAATCTAGTAATTAAGTACTTAGATGTATGAGATTACAGGTGAAACATTATTAGCTCAAAATCGATAATATGATGAGCTAAGCATTCTCTCTTAATCCTATAACTATATTTAGAGGCTACTTTCGGGTATTTTTTATCTTTGCTGGATTGCATCTCCGTATTTAATCATTTTGTAAGACACTTATACTTATGCCTGAATGCATTTCCTCCGGGTTATGAGTTTCAATAATCACGTTCCATATACCTTCATAAGGTACCCCTATCAAAGCAGGAAAGTCCATAAATGATCCTCCGTGATAATTGGTCCAATTTTCCAGTCGGAACTTATTATAGTATTTTGCGTTGATTAAAAGGACTTTTGCTGGTGCAGGACACATAACTTTAACGTAGCTGTCTGTCGTGAGGTATAGTTGGGTCTGTTTCATTAGATGAACTCCATGTTCAAAAAAACTACTGCCTAATGTAAAAACAGTGGTGCATCAAGTGATTGCAATCAATTGCACAAGGGTAACTAAATAACAAAGTGACCAATTATGTATAAGTGGCCAAAGCCAATAATGCAACTTTGTATATAGTTATATTGATAAATAATTGACCTGCGTCATTATTAAATATGTTTTTTTGTAAATTAATCGTTTCAAATATTCGTTACATGTAAGTCTCATTTCCACTTCATTGAGCCCAATTAAAAACCATCCACACACTAAACACTTTCTAGCTGAGAGTGGTTTTACTGCTGGGCGCTATTCACTAAATAACCCTACCGCGCTGGTGGATGGGGGAGAACATGAAAATGGATAAGACCCCTGACCTATGGGCTCTCATACTCGCTTGGCTTGCAGGTCATAAATCGGAAGGAAGTTATTCAGCCTTAGCATTCTTGGTTGCCTTTTTGCGAGGCGTTTATTCTGGGGATTCTCCTGTGTGGCGTCGTTTACTCGATGCCGCTCTTTGTGCTGTTTTAGCTTTCTTTATTAAAGATGCACTAATGCTATTAGGCGTAGATACCGAGTGGTCATACATCGGCAGCGTATTTATTGGCTTCCTAGGTATCGATTACTTTAGTTCACTTTTACGTCGAGTGGTCGGCAACAAAGCAGGTCTTCCCCCTCAACAGTAAGGCAATTCAATGGATCTCGAACAGTTTCAACAGGCGGCTGATATTAGCGCCGGATTAGCTGCGCGTTGGTTTCCGCACATCGATGCCACAATGAAAGAATTTGGTATTACGGCGGCAACCGATCAGGCGATGTTTATTGCTCAGGTAGGGCATGAGTCTGGTGGTTTCCGTCAGGTTGTTGAATCACTGAATTATTCACCAGGAGCGCTGGTGGCTGTATTTGGTAAGCGTATTACTCAACAGCAGGCCAACGCACTTGGCAGAACGACGCTGCAACCAGCGCGACAAGATGCGATCGCCAATTTGGTCTACGCAAATCGCTTAGGTAATAAAGCCTCCGGCGATGGTTGGAAGTATCGAGGCCGTGGCCTTATCCAAATTACCGGACTTGATAACTATCGTGCATGCGGCGCTGCGCTAAAGCTTGATTTGGTGACTAAGCCAGAATTGCTCGAGCTCGAGCTGCAAGCCGCGCGTTCTGCTGCATGGTTCTACACATCAAAAGGCTGTATGGCCTACGGTGCTGACGTTTACCGAGTAACGCAGATTATCAACGGTGGCTTGAACGGTATCGATGATCGCAAGGTACGTTACAACAAAGCGCGGGCGGCGCTGATGGTATGAGAGCCTTTGCTGGGTTACTCAAGATTTACTGGAGGCCACTAACGTTAATAGCGCTGGTGGCTTTGTCGCTATTTGGAGCTTATTCAGTCGGCCATGACAGCGCTGATAAATCTTGGCAGTTGGAATGGGCGAAGCGTGATAAAGCGGATTCTGATGCTCTAGCCCAGCGACAGGCAGACGAACGAGCAGAAGAGCAACGCAGGCAACAGGCAGCAAATCAGGCGGTTAATGATGCAGATGAAGATAACAAACGGCTTAAAGCTGATGCTATTAATGCTAAGCGTTCTGCTGACGGGGTGCGGGAACAGCTCTCACAACTCAGGCGCCAATTTGCAGACAGTGAAACCGGCAAGCTTTCCAGTGCTGCCAGCGCAAGCGCGTCAAAGTCCCAAGCCATCATATTGCTTACCGAGTTGCTCAGCGAATCAAACGAAGCAGCAGGAAAGTATGCAAAAGAGGCTGACCGTGCTTATAGCGCCGGACAAACCTGTGAACGCATCTATGACAAAGTAAGCGGGCAGTAGGCATTATGGCGGCCATTCACTGAGTAATCTACTCATTCTCAGCTAACCTTCTATAAGGGAGCCCTTACGGTTACCATTTGGGTTATAACTAATAGGAGGTAGCATGAAAGAAGTTAAAGTTTCATTGATCACCCCTTCATTTCCGCTGACAGGAAGAATTATAGATGAGGATGATATTCGTTATCTAGAAGTTGACGATAACTCGTTAGCCACCATGGTGATGTCAAAGGTTAATCAGGGAACACAATTAGAAATATATATCAATGGGAATAATGATGGTCACTATATCTACATAGCAAAAAGTGATGGAATAATACTTTTTGCTAAGGGGGATATTGAGAAGATTATGCGCAAATAACATACCGCCTACGGGCGGTTTTTTATTTTATGAGGAAATTATATGTTAATTACGTTTTCCATCATTGTGGCCGCTGTGGTGGGGTTCTGTGCCGGCGCTCTCATTACACAACGCCAGATGAATAATTTTTCCGCGACCGTTACGGATATCAAGGACACAGTAAAAGATATCTATAATGCGATCCCTGTTGATAAGCGCAAACCAAAAGACGGGGCAGCATCAAAATAAATCAAGCCAGCCGCCTTTGGGCGTTTACCTTTCTGGGTATAAAAAATAGGAAGCTCTAACCATGGCGAAAGAGAGCTGGGACAAACTACAATCCCGGTTCCTGAAAGCTCACGCCGAAACTGGCATAACCCCAAAAGCATGGTGTGAGTCTCAGGGACTAAACTACACATCAGCACGCCGCTATATTAAGAAGTCACCGGGCACAATAACCCCAAAAAAATCTGCGCAAAAATCTGCGCAGAAATCTGCGAAATCTGCGAAATCTGCGCAAAAGCCTGCGCAAAGAATCATATCTGAAGCCCTAAAAGATGATGGGGAAAGCACCCTGTCAATCGATCCTGAAGAATTCGGAATAACGCTTCAACAAGCATGGTTTGCGCACTGGTTCATCATTACCAAAAGCAGGGTAGAGGCCTACCGGTTAGCGGGCTATGAGGGGAAAGGAAACACCGCCTATGTGGGCGCTAGTCGCCTGTATAGGAATGATAAGATTCGCTGCGCAATTCGTTACCTGCAAGATAAAGTCGCAAAACGCTATCAAACCACTATTGATGAAGTGGTCCATCAATTAATAGCCATAACAAAAGCCGATCCTAATGATTTGATGCAATACCGCCGGTTAAATTGCCGATATTGCTGGGGCGAAAATCATCTTTACCAATGGCGAGACATTGAAGAATTCGACAAGGCAGCAGCAAAGGCCGCCAGCGATAGTAGGCCGGAACCTGAATACGGCGGTTTGGGCTTTATAGAGAATTTAGATCCCAATCCAGATTGTCCACGCTGCCAGGGAGAGGGGCGCGGTCAGATATTCATAGCTGACACTAGGGATTTATCAGATACGGACGCACGCTGGCTATATGACGGCGTACAGCAGACGAAAGACGGGCTCAAGGTGTTAACGCGAAACAAAGATGCCGCTACCAAATTGCTTGCCACGTATTTGGGCATGGATGAGGGCATGCACGGAAAAGAGCTGCGTGATTTGGATATGGATCGCCGCAGATTAGAAAACGATCGGTTAAGACGTGAAATTAATCCTCCTGATTCAAGACCGTTAGAAGACGATTACCAATTGCAGGAGCTTAAACCGGATGAGCCAACCCCTGACAACCCAATCCTATAACGCAGCGGTTAGCCTAACGCCAAAGCAGGCAAATATTTATGCCTGGGGCTGGCAGCCTAAAGCACGTTTTCGCGATCCGGTATGTGGGCGCCGCTTTGGTAAAACTTTTCTCGGTAAGGCAGAAATGCGCCGCGCTGCCCGCCTAGCAGAAAAATGGCACGTCAGCGTAGAGGATGAGATCTGGTATTGCGCCCCGACCTTTAAACAGGCTAAGCGTGTTTTCTGGCGCCGATTAAAGCAGGCTATCCCGCCACATTGGCGCGACGGCAGGCCAAACGAAACAGAATGTGTGATCACGCTGAAATCAGGCCATGTTATCCGCTGCGTAGGTCTGAATAATTATGATGATCTGCGCGGACCTGGGCTTTTCTTTGCGCTGGTGGATGAGTGGGCTGATTGCCCGTATGCGGCGTGGGAAGAAGTATTACGCCCCATGCTTTCAGCCTGTAAATATTTCATTGATGGGATAGAGCATATCGGTGGGCATGCGCTGCGCATAGGAACACCGAAGGGCTTTAATCATTGCTACGACACCTGGCTAATGGGTCAGGATGGCAGAGAGCCAGACCACATGAGTTGGCTCTATACCTCATTGGATGGCGGCAACGTACCGGCGGCGGAAATCGAATCCGCTCGGCGCACCATGGACCCTAAAACATTCCGTCAGGAATACGAAGCCAGTTTTGAAAGTTATCAGGGCGTTGTTTATTACTGCTTTGATAGGCAAATGAATCACACGGACGATGTGATAAAGCCCGGCGACGATCTGCATATTGGTATGGACTTCAACGTCGAGAAGATGGCTGCCGTGGTCTATGTGCTGCGTGAACATGGCTATCCTCATGCCGTGGCTGAGCACATGGAAATATTCGATACGCCTGCAATGATTGAAGTATTACAGGCCGCCTATCCTGATCACGATATTTCGGTTTATCCCGATGCTTCTGGCAAAAACAGAAAATCAAACAACGCAAGCCAATCTGATTTATCGCTGCTTGAAGACGCTGGCTTTGATGTTGTCGTAGATAATTCCAATCCTGCCGTTAAAGACCGCATAAATGCTGTTAATAGCATGCTGTGTAATACATACGGGGAGCGCCGCCTATTGGTAAACACGGTCAAATGCCCGAAATTTACCAAAGGATTAGAGCGGCAGATTTACGACAAGAACGGTGAGCCGGAAAAAGACAAAGGCGGCAAGAAAAGCAAAAAAATGTTTGACCACGGAAATGATGCTGGTGGTTATCCGATCGCGCATCTCTTCCCAGTCAAACAACGTATTTATGATCTCAATATGGACACCACTTTCTAATGGCAAATAACGATATTACATTCACGCGCCCCGAGCACATCGCCGCTTGCCCTCTCTGGGAAACTGAGCGTGATGTTTGTCGTGGCCCGGTGGCGGTTAAATCTCGGGGGCATAAATACCTACCCAAGTTTGAGCCAGATAACACCACTGCAAAAAATAACCAGCGCAATGCCGATTATTTAATGAGAGCGGTTTTTTATGCCATCACCGGGCAAACGAAAATTGGTTTGCTAGGCCTTGCATATCGTCGGAGTCCTGCATTAGCCATCCCCGATAGATTGGATTATCTGAAGACAAACGCAGAAGGCGCCGGAACAAGCATTTACCAGCAATCACAGGAAACGCTAGAAAACATATTGGAAGTGGGGCGCCATGGGCTTTATGTCGATTACAACGAAACAGATAAACAATCCGTTACCGCGGCGCTAGTCGGTGCGTCAATGGCAATCGGCGGCGTTATGCAGATGATAGCACCACAACCAACGGGCCTTTCAATGCGTGAGAGCCCAGATAATAAACCGTCTTACGCCTTCGGCGGGCCAGTGAATACCACGACGCAAGGCAATCCCGTTGGCGTCCTTTATACGCAAGACAATAACCGCGAAATAGGCGGTGCCATCGCTTCGGCAGGCATTTACGCTGAAGATCAGCAATAGCGTTAAAAGAATCAAATAGGCTGCCTACGGGCGGCCTTTTTTTATGCGAGGAATTATGCAATTAATCCAAGGTAACAAAGGCGGAGGCGGTAGTGGTCGCCAGCCTTCAGAATCACCAGACAGCCTACAGTCAGTTGCCCGCGCAAAGATTCTTTTAGCGCTTGCGGAGGGCGAGCTGGGCGGTACGTTGGACGGTAAGCATATCTATCTGGATGGAACGCCAATTATAAACGCAGACGGAAGCAATAATTTTCCGGGCGTTACATGGGAATACCGGCCAGGTACGCAGGCGCAGACCTATATCAAAGGGATCCCAAGTGTAGAAAATGAAATCACGATTAACACCGAATTAAAACAGTCTCAGCCGTGGATACGCGCTATCAATAATACGCAGCTATCAGCCGTGCGCATTCGCCTTGGTTTTCCCGCGCTACAACAGCAAAAAGATAACGGTGATTTGATAGGTTATCGCGTGGAATATGAAATCGATTTGGCGATAGATGGCGGTGCCTATGAAACCGTTTTGAAAACGGCGGTAGATGGCAAAACGACGACGCTTTACGAGCGCAGCCATCGTATTAATCTACCTGCGGCTAATACCGGATGGCAGGTGCGCATTCGTCGCCTTACAGCTGATTCTACGAGTGCAAAAATCGCCAGCAAATCGACGATTGAAGCTATCGCAGAAGTGATCGACGCTAAATTACGTTATCCGAATACAGCTTTGTTATTCGTGGAATTTGATTCCAAGCTTTTTTCCAATATCCCTAAAATTAGTTGCCGGCCAGATGGGCGCCTGATCCGTGTTCCGACTAACTACGATCCAAAGATGCGCACTTATTCCGGCAGTTGGGACGGAACCTTTAAATTTGCCGTAAGCAATAACCCTGCGTGGGTTCTCTTTGATTTGATCATTGAAAAGCGTTTCGGCCTTGGCCGTCGTTTGACTATCGAGCAAGTTGATAAGTGGGAACTCTACCGCATCGCGCAATATTGCGATCAGATGGTACCGGATGGCCGAGGCGGCGATGGTGTGGAGCCGCGCCATATGTGCGATGTTTATATTCAATCGCAAGCTGACGCCTTTACAGTGTTGCGCGACGTGGCCGGCATCTTCCGTGGCATGACTTCATGGATGAATAATCAGCTTTCAGTTATTGCCGATATGCCGCGCGATGTATTTCGCAACTTTACCCATGCGAATATTGTGGGGAAAATTAATTATGTAGGCGGTAGCCAACGCAATCGCGTTACCCAGGCGCTTATTAGCTGGTCAAATCCGGTAACGAATTATCAAGATGAAATCGAAGCCGTTTCAGATATGGCATTAATGCGGCGCTATAGCGTTAATCAGATTGAACTGTCCGCCATTGGTTGTACGCGTCAAAGCGAAGCAAGGCGCAGTGGATTATGGGCCATTCTAACCAATAGCAAGGACGGTGCCGCCAGCTTCACGACGGGCTTAGAAGGCCAATTGCCGATGCCTGGCTATATTATTGGACTGCCGGATCAGCGCCGCTCGGGGCGCGTCTATAGTGGGCGTATTTCTTCGGTAAATGGCCGAAATATCAAGCTAGACCGCAAACCGGATGCCAAAGCCGGTGACCGCCTGCAAATCAACTTGCCTTCAGGCTCATTGCAGGCGCGCACGATAACCGCAATAAATGACGCCGTTGTAACAGTCTCAATCGCTTACAGTGAAACGCCAGAGCCAGAAGCTATATGGGGTATTGAAGCTGATGATCTAGCTATTCAGCTTTATCGAGTTATCAGCATTGAAGATAACAACGACAATACTTTCAATATCTCATGCATTGAGCATGATCCAGACAAATATGCGCGCATCGATACTGGTGCAAAAATAGACGAGCGGCCGATCACGGTTATCCCGCCTGGTGTCCAGGCACCGCCGGCTAACATTCAAATCACTAGCCATTCAGTTATTAATCAAGGCATCGCAATAACCACGCTGCATGCTAGCTGGGATGCCACGGCTAGCGCCGTTGCTTATGAAGCGGAATGGCGCAAGGACAATGGCAACTGGATCAGCGCTCCGCGGTCTTCTGTTACCAGCTTCGAAGTGTCCGGCATTTATGCTGGCCGCTACTTGGTGCGCGTGCGAGCTATTAACGCCAGCGATATTTCTTCCACGTGGGCCACCTCCATGGAAGCCACCCTGAAGGGCAAAGAAGGGGCACCGCCAAAACCTTTGGCGTTTACCGCCGAAGGCACCTTTATGGTCATCGATCTTTCTTGGCAATTCCCTGAAGGCGCAGAGGATACACTTAAAACGGAAATTCAGCGAAACACGGTAGCCAGCGAAGAAGGTGCCATGCTGCTTACCGATATCCCATACCCACAAAAAGCTTACCAGCACGGCCCTATGGCAGCAGGTGCCGAGGTATTTTATCGTGCGCGGCTGGTGGATAGAAGCGGGAACCAAGGTGAATGGATAGATTGGGTACAGGGTGTATCTAGTACCGATCTGGATTTAATCACAGATATTATTCAAAAGGGGATAGAGGATTCACCAGCATTTGGAGATATCAACCAAAATATAACGGATGCAAATAAAAAACTTGAAGATATGGCTGGGGATACAATATCTAACTCGACAGCATCAATTATAAACTCTTTAACTATTGATGCTGATTCAAAGCGATGGAGAAAAGAAAACGGGGACCGAAAAGCTGAAATTACAGTAACGAGAGAGACTATCGCGACTGAAACGGAAGCCCGTGCCACGCAGATAATAGAACTTAAAACTGAAACGGAAAAAACAAACGCGAATTTAACAAAACTTTCGCAAACTGTTTCTGATAATGAAAGTTCAACCGCTACAGATATCACGAATTTAAACGCTAAGACGGATAAAACTGACGCCTCCCTAAGTACGTTAAGCCAAACCGTTGCGGATGCAGACGAAGCATTATCGAAACAAATCACTCAACTTAATTCAAAAACCGATACTACCAATAGCAATATTACTGAATTAAGCCAAACCGTAGCCAAGGGAGATGAAGCTTTATCAGAAAAAGTTACAGCACTTACATCAACCGTAAACGGAAATACGGCAGCGATTCAAACCAAGGCCACCACTAATTTTAATCAGTCTGGTGTCGGTAGCGCGGTTTATTCTATCAATGCCGGAGTTACTTATAACGGCGTTTATCATTCTGCCGGTTTTGCTATCGGGACAGATGTAACCTCCGCAGGAGTCGTTACTACAAGAATATTGTTTAAAGCCGATCAGCTTGCATTCATGACTAGTGCCGATGGTAAATCCTACGGCATGCCTTTCTTTATTGACGGTGGGCAAGTATTCATACAAAACACAGTTATTAAAAACGGCTCTATTGATAGCCTAAAAATAGCCAATACCTTGCAATCTAATAACTTTGTATCGGGTAAATCTGGTTGGCGCCTTGATAAAAATACGGGGTTAGAGTTTGCGACGATATTACCGGGTGGAGGGCGTACCGTTTACGATAGTAATGGAATGTCCATGTATGACAACAACAACGTTAAACGTTTTGGTGCGGGGTATAAGCCATAATGGGCACTTACGGTGTTTTCGCATTTAATGCTAAAGGTGTTGAAACGAGCGCGATAGATGGGCGCTCGTTTTGTCTCGATGTAATTCAGATTACAGGAGCCAATAGGAAAGGTAGCAAAAGCTATCCGAGCTTAAATACATCTATGTATCTTCTAGAAGTAGCAATTTCAGGCACGGGTGGCTCTGTTGCCGGTTGGACCCGAGTCACAGTTAGTGGAAATACTGTTTCATGGACCAGCCAAGCCGATAGTACGGCCTCTGAAGCCTTTATTTTTGTTTGCCAAAAGGAGAAGTGAGCATGCATTTTTATGTTGAGCTGAAAGGCTCCAACGGCAAAACCGTTTACGATACGACTTTGAGAAATTTCTCTTTAATCTCTCGGCAGCGGGTTATGGTTTCTAGCGGCAGTGGTGTATTGATTAATATCCCCAATCCTTTAACGACTTGCCCCTTTGCGCGTATTGATGGCAATTACGAACCCAATGTGTGCCTATTTGGAGGAATTCAGGAAGGTAAGATGGGGTTGATGCTAGCTCCTAAACTGGCTGATGGAGGCTCAATAACACGTCCTGTAATAGTCTACTTTATGGGGGTAGGGACGACGGGTTTACAGCCCGAATATGGTGCTGTTATCCGAAATGCCAATAACATGATCGAGTGGTCTTCACTTGATAACCCCCTTTTTATCCGAACAGCACCCGTCACAGCCGCAGCTGCTAATCCTGGTACAAGCTTGGGCCTTTCAGGCCCCATAGCGACAACCCCATCAATAGCCGGTATGGCTTCACGCAGCGGTGGTGGGGGTATCTTTTGTGCTATGACGGGATTTTCAAACGGCCTTTATAGTGCGGGGCTAGGTAATCCCAATGGTTCGGGCAACTGGACATGGAATACTTCGCTCATGCCCAAACTAGATACCCAAGTCTATATAGACACTGGATTCATGGATTAAATCTTATTAACCCGCTTCGGCGGGTTTTTTATTGGAGCAAATATTATGTCTTTATACGCGACAGGCACGATCACGGGCGCATTGAATGCAACCACTATTAGCGGCACCGGCACAAAGTGGAGCGATGCGAAGGTCGGCATTACGAATGGCTCCGTGCTGTTTGTATCGTCTAATGCAGGGGTTGATGGCGTCTATCAGGTTAAGCGTGTCATTAGCGATACGTCGATAGAGCTGGCCCAGCCAATATTTAAGGCTTTTAATGCCTCCAAATATTCGATCATGGTAGCCGAATCAGCGAGTACGGCAGCATGGTCTAATCAACTGGCGGCTACGCTTGGATACTATCAAGCGCAAATGGACGGCTGGCAGCAAATTATGACTGGCACAGGCGATGTTGCACTCACGGCGCCGGACGGAACGAAAGTAACGATTAAAAGTTTTACTGCGCTTGATAAAGATAAAATGAGTATTGGTGCTTACGGGCTTGGGCGCGGCGCTAGATTTACAATGAGTGATTTAGGCTGGTCTAGCGGCTTTCTGATGTATAACACACTGGAAGCTGAAGTTCCTGCAAACGTGTGCGGATGGCAATCAAGTTACGGTAACTCCCGTCGAGCTCAGTTAGTAATGGGTACTGATGGTCGCTTACACGCTCGCTTTAGTTTATCCACAGAAATAGTTGATAAAACAACAGAGTGGCGACAATTGCTGTTTAGATGGGAGCAAACTCCCCGTTTTGAATGGGGTATAGAGGTTAGCAACAAGCCAAAGGACGACGGTTCTGGTCGCATAGCTTATCTAGGTGCAAACTCAGCTCCAAACAATGCGGGTAATGGTGCGGTGTACCTAATAAACCGACTTGGAAATAAAGCATTGCAGTTAATGGACAATGGAACTATTAACTTCGATAACAAGGATATCCCTGTATTTGGACAGCCAAACGTTAATTTCGGATCTGGCTTCAAGGTCAGTAATACAGCAGGAAGTCAGACGTATGTAACATGGTCACTAGCTAATCTCGGTAGACCGTCTACTGATAATGGTGGCATCGTTTCGTTTGAGATATCTAATACAACTGGTAGGCCATATTTGTTACAGAGACGAAATGACGGAACATTTACAGATCAAATAGTGAACGGACTGCCTACCGCCGGTGGAGTTCTTGCCGTTCAAGGTACATCTGGTCGCGAGTATAAGAGAGATATCGCAGATGCAGATGCTACAGAGGCCCTTAATAGAATTAATGAACTAAGATTTGTTAATTATGTTTATAAGGATGATGAGCAAAACAGGGAACGTTTTGGGTTTATCGCTGAAGAAGTAGAACAGATAGCTCCACAGTATATTAAGCATATGCAAGAGCTAGTAGAGGAAATATTAGACCCTGATACAAAAGAAATAATTGATAGGGTTTATCGAGATAGGCCTTGTGTGGATAACAACCCTATAGTTATGGACTTACTTGGCGCAATTCAGGCACTTACGTCAAAGGTCAATGAACAAGAAGCAAGACTGCTTGCATTGGAAAAATATCTAATAGATAAGTAA